TTAAGGTAAGAACTGGTCGCGAAGATGCAGATGCCGTTGGCGTTCGTCGTTGTATCGGTTATTGACTGACCGACAAAGAACGAACCAGTAGGAGAAGAAATCACTAGATCAACTTCGTCCGTTGCCGAAACAACTCTGCCTCTAGCCAAAGAAACATCCTGTTGGACGAATTCGTTATTCGCGAACTGACCGGTTCTTGAAGTGAGTGTGATTCTCGCAGTCTGGTTGAATCTTAAGCCGAAACTAGAAGACACATCTTTCGTCCCATTGGCGGTAGAGATCGACTCAACTGTTGCGTATGCGTTGGCGAAGTTGTCATACATAATGTCTCCGTCAGCAAATTGTCCGACGACGTTGCTCATAGAGTATACAGTGTTACTGATGACCTCCGTGATTATGCCGGTCGATCCCGAATTCGATTGAGTTACGAAAGAAGCCGAGTTGCCTACGGGGAATCTGATAACATCAGCCGTGGCTACGTTGGCTGAGGCAGTAGAATAGTAGCCGTTTACCGTGTTTCCTGTGTTGAACGTTCCCTTAACGCTTTTCAGCTGTAGGAAAGTAGAATTGCCATAGACGACTACGCCAGCCGCGTTGGTTGTTGATTGAACTACAACTTCTCCGGGGTTCCAATTTATTCCCGGAAAAACAGCGCTGGCCAAAGACATATTAACGCGATCAAAGTCGGTCAATGTAACTCTTATGTCTTTGAACTGTGGATTCTCTAGAATCCCAACTTGTCTGAAAGATCCATATCCCGGGAATTCGTAACTTTCGTTGACAACTGAGTCAAACTTCGATGATACGCCGACGTATCTCCCGCCCAGTTCAGTAACAGGATCATAACCGTGACCATTCAATGGCGAGATAATTGCTCTTGCTTTTGCGCCAGATCCGTGGCTCGTGTTGGCGTAAATCTCGACGTTAGCCTGAGTGTATCCAATTCCCGCGTCAATCATATCAATTCCAACAACGTTGTAAATCGAATTGACTGCTGTATTCACTATCGCGATCCCAAGAGCGTTGGCTCCATCGCCGGTGATTTTAACCGTAGGACCGATCTGATATTCCGTAAGATCGTTGGGCAGAGAGAACTGAGAGATGAGCGAGGCATTCCCGCTGTAAAAAACGCTTTCCGCATTAGCTTTAAAGAATATCTGATATCCGAGCTTAAACACGCCTCGTTGCTGTTCTATCGTGATGTTCGGGTTGCTTACTACATCGTTAATTCGCGACAACTGAAGCGAAGAATCCCCGCTTACGTATAACTGAGTTCCGCCGCTATTAACAAGCCATGTACCCGACACATTAGAAAGAATTACGGTAGACGAATTAGCAAACGCGATAGTTGCATTTGCGCCTTGGTAGTCGCGAGCTAAATTCGTCATTTTAACATTTTCGCCGACTATGAAGTTTACGCCTGGCAGAACAGAATTTGAAATAGCTAATTGCACCGATGTCAAATTTGTGTCTAGAATAAAACCATTTGCTTCGCGAATGAGAGGCGCAGTTTCAACTTCAGCCACCGTAACCATTTTAAAATGATTGTTAGTTGTAGCAGTGAAAGTGTTGCCGAAAGGAGCCGTTACGATCAATACAGACGTGTTGACTGCGTTGGCAACTCTTCTTATGTTGCTCGTCGTATTTGCGCCGACTCTGATATAATCGCCATTACTGTAACCGTTACTCAGCGAATTCAGATTCGCTGAGTTTCCACGAACGACTTGGTTGTCGCAAAACATAACAGCTGTTGCGGTACTTCCTGTGAGACTGTGCGATTCCCCTGGGTTGGAGACGACTGCGGTGTTGATATTAATGTTGGCGCCTCCGCTGGTGGCGGAGAGAGCTAGCGCAGTTGTATTAGAAAATGTTACAAAGTAAAACGAGTTGCCGGTGAGGGGCGGGATTGCCGTGTTACCAGTTGGAACGCCGTAGTAGAGTCTATCGCCAACTAGGAAACGAGAGTTGGCTGATGCCAGAAGTAACACATCAGACGCGTTGTTAACGCCAGATGTATTGGCGATCACGGGTTGCGGCGTAGGCGCTGCAATTGTAAGGGTAGGAGCCGTAAAGTATCCGCTGCCGGCAGTCGATATCAACACAGCCGAAACTCTTCCTGATGAGTTGACCTGAGCGTTCGCGACTCCGCCGGATCCAGTTGTCCCGCTGGGCGTTATTGTAACAACGGCATTGGCGGAGTATCCGCTACCAGGAGTCACAACGAACGCTACACTACAAGATCCGACGTTTCCTACGTTTGCAGTTCCTGTCTTCTGCGTTCCGGCTTGACTTACGTCTACAATCGGAAGCGTAGCTTGAAACAACGAGTCTTGATTAGTCTTTATGACTTGAATAACGCTAGAATTCGATGCAATAACTCTACCCGTCACTCCGGTGTCTGACTGAGCGACATTCGAATCAACGTTGAAATATCCCTTAGAGTAAAGATATCTCACGTCATCGTAACGTTGTTGGGCGTAGTATCCCGTTGCGATAGTTCCTTCGGCGTTGGCAAGATCTAGTCTTGTGAAAAGATCAAGCGAATTACCGGCAACGACAATTTGTTTTGACGCTCCGTCGTACGTTGCGATTTCGCGAATCTGACCTGCACCAAAACCTGACTTGAGGTAGATAGAAGAATTCGCGTAATAATTGTCAACGCTAGACGACGTTGCCGGCAGCTGAATTCGCGAGCCTCGTTCGTCGACTCCGGTTATGTAACCTGTTTCGAAAACCGAGTAACCATTACCGCCGTCCGTCACCTTAATAAGATCAATTGAACCTGGCGTGGCGTTGTCTCTTACGGTCAAATTTTCATCGACCGGAATGTATTCGGTAGTCGCGAACTTCGTGTTTGAGGAAGAACTAATTGAGTACATATACTTCCAAACGTAGCCGTCGCCAGTCTTAAACGTGCCCGAAACTGAAGTGAGCGAAGGCTTGACGGTCGATGCAGCACCGTTGTTGTTGTCGATGCACTTGTATACTTCATACTCGTCTGTTACAACGTAGAACTGTTTGTCATACAAGTTCGCGTCATTTTGATCGTACGCAGCGTAAACTGCACCGCTTGACCAGTTGTATCTCGGTACAACGTTAATAACATCCGCGTCCTTCAACAATTTGCCAAACAAGACGTCGTTATACACAGTTTGCTCGACCTGAGAAACCGAGTTGTTCGAAGCCAATACAGCAGCATCATCGTTGCCGCCTGAGCTGTTAGCCCATGGTTGCGATCTTGATGCGATCATGTAATACGCATTTCTGTTATTACGAATATCAGTGATGAAGCTGTTCGACTGATTGATGTAGTGATTGATCGTGAGAGTTGCCATTATTTCGCCCGAGCTACCTTTTGGTTATTTATGACTTTGTAAGAACGAAAATTAAATCAGTCGTAGATTTGCGTCAGAAACAGCATAGTTTAGATATGAGAATCCTCTCTGATACCCAAACATGGCTTGATCGCCGCCGAAACCAGAGCCCACTCGCATTGTTGTATACGACGTAGGAGCTCCTGTTAGAGTCTGTACAACTCCGCCATTGAAGCTTCCCGAAACTCGCCCGTTTCCGGCATGACTGATTGCTACACGGAATTCTGTATTTACGGCTATGTTGCTACCAATAGGCACTATCGATGTTACTCCGGCAGTGGTCCGCGCTAACACAAGCGTCCCACTAGCAGCACCGGGCGCAACACCCGTTTCGGTCACATCGAGGGCATTGCCGACGCGCTGATAGGCTGTGGCTGTAGAGCCGTATTCAAGCTGCGGATATCCAACGATAACCCCCGATGTTCCGTCTCCAGAAAATGTGGGATCTGATCCCGCTGTCACAGCAGTCGTAGAAGATCTTATATGTATAGTGGATCCAATGGTCCCAGAACTTAAATTGAATACGATCACAATATTCCAGCTGGATCCTGCAGGAGTGATTGTTACTGAACTGATTGTTCCGCCTGTAGAAGCTTGCTGTGCTGTCCCGTTAGTAAGATTAATCGAGACTGATACAAAACGGTTAGGTTGAACGCCTGCATTGACGCAGATAAAATTAGCGCCATCTGATTGCGCCTGAAAAGATAGTGTTTGCATTTGATCGGGGCGCGCTGCCTGTATCTGATTAACACTTCCCGTTAATCCTGAACCGACAGCAGGTATGATTTTCCATCTACCGCTTCCTACAGAAGCAACGGTATAATTAGTCTTTGTCCACGCCGCATTGTCAAATTGTTCTGTGTATTCTAGAAGGTTTCTACGCCCTGTTATATACGCCCACACTCTAGCATTCAAGCTCCCGTTATTGATTTCCATTAAATTAAAATAACTAGCGAGTCCAAGCTGAGGTAGAGTGAACGTTCCAGCCATAGTACAAAGCCCGCTAGACTGTATTCCGAGAGCGGATATTGGCGTTGATAATTCATCTGTTAGACGCGTGGAAAGAGCTCTAGTACCTATAGGCGGAAGAATCGTGGATGAGGCGAAGCTCGCATGCTCTCGTTGCGGGAGTCCGATTGCTAGCGTAAAATCGACGGGATCCGTCGTATTAAGATAATTCCAACGAAGCACTGTGGAGGACGTAGTACCCGTCAACACCCTTGTGTTTACAATTTTGGTTAGAGTAGAATTCGGGGTGAAGATTGTTCCCCCTCCTTCCACGTCGCATCTAAGTGTGAAAGTTGATAAGTTTGTAAGCGATCCCGCGTATAACGAAACGTAAACTTGATTTGTTACATTGGTGCCGACTGGCACGCCAGTCTCATTAATGCCGGTAGTAGAGCCGCCAGGTGTATAAGTTTGAACGCCAAGACTTGATGGTGTACCGGTCCAACGAGCCAAGATACAAGTTACACCATCAATAGTAGCGTACCCAATATATTGGCCAGGAACAGCGCCTGGAAGCGAACCCCAGTTAACTGGCGGTGTTATAGTGGGGAAAGTAGGAGTAGTAGCATATTCGGCTCGCGGATTGAAGGCTCGATTTGTCCGTTGCCCTTCAAGTAGCAACCCTTGAGACTCAAAGCGCGCTATGTTAGCGCCCACTTCAATTAGATTATTGTCTGAACTTCTCACGTATGTCGCTGCCGAATTTCTAGCCAGCGTAAGCGTATTGTAATCAGTCAAAGTGATGAGGTCGGTCGGCGGCACAGGAACGCTAGCGGCAGTTTCGAGATCAAAATACTTCGGCTCAGAAGGAACCCCGAGATCCTGGTTCTTCAATCTGAAACGACCGAACAGTGCAATACCAGATGGGTGGATCAGATCCTTTACAATCTTCTCGTATACAGAGAGCATTCTATCAACCAAAATCTCATATGAGAAGTCTTGGTAGTAGTAGCTGTCTTGTATGTTCATAATGTCGCTGACGAAGCCTTTGTTATTCTTCCAATAACCATCGCCGACGCCATCCGTATCAATTACGGAAATGCCAGTCACCACTACACCGGCATTATTTGGGCTAGACAGAAACACTTTCTCGCCGGGCAGGAAACCGAACCCCGAATTGATAACTTCTACAGCCATCGCAATACCGCTCGAGTTGGCAACGCTCGTAGACACGTCAGCGTTTAGACCTTTCAATCCGCCGAAACCGTCATCGATTGCTTGCGATGAAACGATTGGTTCAACTACGCTAACGAATGGCGAAGCTGAATAACCCGTTCCCGGATTGATTCTCGACAAGAACGATATCGTCCCGACTTCTCTCTCGATGATGTTCAACGTTTCGACGATAGTCGAAGTTAGGTTAGCTGCCGCATACTTTTCGAAATTCCAAGGATTGTTTAGAACTGTAGCTAATTGAGCCGATATAAGGTCTGTATTGATTAACATAACTTCTTTGTTAACCAATCCTCCGACAGCGAACGACGCGCCCGTTCCACCGCCGCCAGTTACTCTAGATACGGTCGCGCTCGCGCCAGAACCATTTGTGACAGTATCGCCAGGATAGAAAGACAGACTTGGACTGAAGTCGATAAGCTTAAGAAGGGACGAATTAGAGGAAACGAGAGTTCCGTTGGCTGCAGTGTTCGAGCTCGTGATAACGTTACCATTAGAAAACGTTCCGACAGGATTTTCGATGATTAGATTCAAGGCAGTGGCTACAGTGATGACAGTTCCATCTAAACTGTATCCGCTACCGCCGTTTTCTAATTGGAAACTAACTTTACCGTTCTCGTCTCTTACGGCTGCAATTCTAGCCTTGCCGTCAACTCCATCTCCGGTTACATCAACGATATCGCCTGCAGCGAAGCCAAGACCGCCATTTTCAATAGCAATCGCGGTCAATGAACCGAGCACGTTTGGCGCGTTATCTAATGTAATTTCAGGAACAGAAGCGCAGAGAATCTTCTCGCCGAATTTAAATCTACCCTTTATTGAAGATAGAGTCAGCACGTGGAACAGTCTTTTGTTGACGACTTTCTGATTGACAGATTCAACAACAGCTGTTGCGTTACGGCTACTGTTGTAAATCTGTTTGCCAATTAGCTTCTCGAGATAATCGCTGTCGGTTACCTCAATGTATCTAGGAACGGTCCACTCACCGTCAGATGGTTTGAAAAGAAAATTAGAGGGAACGTATAGCTCGATATCCTCGTTGAAAATAAGTCTGAACAGCAACTCATACGCGCGAGGAGTGCCCTTTGCACGATACAGGTCAAGAATATGCTTGACGAGTAGTCGTTTGTCCGCTATAATAGATTCTGGAAGTGAATGAAGATAAGTGTTCCTAAAGTACTTAAGAAACTCCTGCTCGGTTGTATCGATATCCGCATACTCAAGCAGTGATCTGGAACGCTGTAGAGCCTGATTCGTTGACTCCATCCACTCATAGTAAGCCTTGACAAACGCAATGAAGTTTGGACCCTCTTCTTTATAGAAAGCAGGGAACTGCTGCGGAATGAAAGGCGATACGAACTTCTCGATATCCGACATCAGATAGCCACCACATCAATGTTTAGATTTTCAATATCAATCTGAATCAAGTCGTTATCGACTGCCTTGATGTCAAGATTCAATGGAGCAGCATAGAACTCAACCGAGCTTGATTCGACAAACCCTACGATCGAAATTTTGTTCAATGATATTACGCCTGTATCGTAGTTGATTGTTCCCGCGACTGAATACGTTTCGTATCCCGGCGAAGTGACATCCTTCAGGTAAACGGCTGTCGAGGAATTCGTTATCTCCACTTTACCATTCGAGATCTGCTTGACAGACAATGTGTTGTTCAAATGGTTGTAATCCGTATACTGAAAAGTCCTATTGCCCGAGATAAATTTCGTCGAAGAGAATGAACCAGGAACAATAGGATTGCGGTAGTTTACATCGATGTACGATTCAGCGTTCAGTTCTACTTCGACGCTCTTTCTCATTACGACGGTAGTTTCGTTGCTGCTGATACTAGTATCAGCTCCATTGATCGCGGCATCCAATCTAGACGTTTGGAATTCGATATCAAAGTTAGTTAGCGAATCCGTATCATATGTATTGATTGCTGCGCTCACCAGACCGGCGATGTCAGATGGTGTGTTGATAGTCAATGCACTGTTGTATTTGACCTTCGTTGTAACGATCAGATACAGGTAGTCCGGATCCGTAACAACTGGTGTGATACCCATAGTGCACTTATCTCTTAGGAACGCTTCGATATTGTCCTTTTCGATCACGGAAAGAGGCGCTCCCGAGAAAGTGACTGGCACGACAAAGACTCTACCGAACTGAACGGAACCCTGCACAGACTCGCCGCCATATACGTTAACAGCCTTAACTTCGGTGAAGTTGTTCAATACTAGAGTTTTGTAATCGTCCATAGTCACGGCTCTGCCGAGCGTCTGGTAATGTCTTGGCGCATTGAATCTGATTGACTCGATGCTCTCTGCAGCTGCTCCGCCCGACCCAGGATTTACGACGGTGATGTTTGCATTGATTGCGCCAATGCCGTTGACTGGACCCAGGTTGTCGTCAAGCGTGAAGTTAGTTGAACCGTCGGCATCTGATCCCGAGCAAACTCTATAAGTCGCGTATACGAGTGCGCTGTTATTTGGCTTGCGACCTAACACGCCGTCGCCAAATACAACCTCATAACGAGTGTCTTCTGTCGCTTGTAGAAAATACGCGGTCGAACTAGAATTCAGTCCGTAGAGATTCTCAGCTCTTGTGAAGTATGTATTCGTTTGTCCGTCGTTCTCGGAAACTAGGATGGTTAGGGAATCTGTGTCAATGTTATCGTTTGACATAATGAAGCGTTGCGCTTCAATTGAACTGTCATACACAAACGCATCTGAGAAGTAACCGCCCTCGTAAATGGTAACATTTCCTGTGAAACGATTACCTGACGGATACAATACGTAAGAACGATCTGTAGCGAAGGTGAACGTTCCGTTGCTTGCTCTGCCGGTAAACTTTGTACCGAACGGAATTGCGAAAACCGACAGCCCAGACTGAGGGAAACTTACTGTAATCTCAGCCTCCGAGGACTTAGCTGATCTCGGTATGTAGTTGAGTTCTTTTGATTTCGAGATGACGCTGTTACGTAGCTGAGCAGAGTCGAGGAACATCTCAGATGCAACCATGTTCATATAGAACGCATTCAAATGAGTGTTGTACGTCAATACATCGAGCAGCACAGACATGTTTGAACCGTCGAAGTCATAATCGGTAAACTGTGGCTGCGCTTTGAGGTATGTCTTGAGATTTTGCTTTAGCGTGTCGAAATCAAGATCAACCAGACTGATTGAATTATTTGCCATTTAACGAACTCTTCTAAGAATCAGGTTTACGCTTTGTACTTGAACACTATTTATAATTGAAAAAACAATATTGATGGCAACGCGATCTTCTTCTGAGAACGAGTTGACCTCGACGTTTAGTATGCTGACTCTGGGCTCATGGAACCTAATAGCGTTCTCAATGTCGAACTTCAAGTTTTCTTCCATGATTGAATCATTCGGCTCGAACAACGAGCGATACACGTCTGATCCAATATTGGGTTGATAGAATCTTTCTCCGAGATTAGTCAGGACGATGTTCTTCAAGGCTTGCTTGATTGACTGATCGTTCTTGACTCTACCGACATCCTTTGTGAAAGGGTGTGGCGTGAGGTCGTTGAGGAAGTCAGAGAACAGATCCGGTATCTTCTTGGTCTGTGTGAAGTTGTCTGCGCGAGTCGACATTTTTAGTCTCCTGTTTGGGCTACGCCGTTGATTTTCACTGGCGCTCCATTAATATCAACAGTGGAAGATTGGATAGTTGTATCGCTTCCGCTGGTGATCCTGGTCGCTCCAGACATGCTCGCGGATAACGATTCGGCTGTTATAATCAGAGGTCCGCTAGCGGAATTAAGAGTGATCGTTTCGGCATCAATGATGAAGTTCTTACACTTGAACCGTATTACGCCCGCGCTAATAATTTCAATATTCTGGCCAGAAGTTACAGCCCAATTCTTTTCTAAAATGTCGTTCTTTGAGCCTTTGATCTGAGTAACGGAGTTGCCTTTGACAGTGTTGTATTGAGATTCGTCAACTATAACGGAATGCACGCCGCCCACATTTTCGTATTTATCACCGACCACCTCTTCTTTCAAAGACTTACCCACTCCAACGACTAGATTGCCTTTAGAGTTAATGTATCTGTTACCCGCAGTCGTGTCGCTAATAGAACCGTCAACGTTGAGATTCATCACGCCCTTCACTTTGAGGTCGTAATTACCATCAACAGTGGTCGTAAAGCCATCGCAGAAGTAGTAGTATGCTTTACCGACAGAGTTGATCGTTGTCCTACCTTTTTTGTCAATCTCTACATACGAACCTTTTGTATGAGCAATTCGCAGACTCTCCTTATCCGGAGTGTCATTGATATGAATCTCATGACCGCCTCGAGTGATCGTCGATTGGTTGTATGGATACTGAGCCTCGAATGTAGACTGCGGATGGCGTCTGTTATCCTCGTTTGATCCCGACATATTCTAAATCCTAATTTAAATTATTCAAAACGAGAAGAAAATGGGGGTAAACCCGCTGCCGCGCGTTGCGCGTTGCGCTCGCGCCAGAAGTTAGCCGACTCTAATATTGCCCGCGCATCTTCTTCAAGTTCCTCTCTGCTTCTGGGCGGAATAGTAGGAGGCGAATTAGATAAAAGACCGGCGCGCATCTGCGTACTTTGTCTTTGAGAGATCGCCTGCGTGCGAAGATATCCGCTCATAGCTTCTGATGAGCTGTCAGCCGTATATGATGATTGCGCGAGGGCAGGTTGAAAGACGGATTGAACGCCCGATGCGATAGTCGGAATCAAAGCGGCTGCTAAACCAATAATCGACGACGCGCTAAATCCAGCGCCCAATACCTTGGCGAGAGCAAAACCTTGCGTGAAGTTTATACTGCTAGACACTGCTTTGGTTAGAACATCAAATGTTAAAGGCTGACCGCTCAAGAGCGCGTTTCCAATTGTAGAAGTAAAGTGATTAGAGGCTGCATACTCCGTGTGTTGTTTGGCGTTCAAGAAGTTTGGCTGACCGTCGCGCGACGTGTATACAGGAGCGAGATCTGGGGACGACGGATCCTTCCACTCTATATATCCTGGGTAAGGATCTTCATCGATAGAGTAATACTGTTGAATATAACTTGCCGGGGGCTCTTTTGCGATAAAGTTGTCCATCGGCTTCGAGGATGTGAGTGTAGCGACTGCAGCTGCCGGGATTGAAGCAACACTTGATACTAGAGAGTTCAAAGCTATGTTAGCTGTATCCGAGATTGCGTCCGCTGCAGCAGTCACTGCGCCTGTAGCTGTATTCAATACTGTATTAATACCGCCGACAATTCCCGACACAGCCGCGTTCAATCCGCCGATAACTGAAGCCATCACGTAATTAGCTGTGTCGAACAAACCTTGGTTGATGAGGTTGACTCCGCAAACCTGAACGTTCAACGCATTGATTAGATTCTGTATTGAACGAACGCCGGATATTGCCGAATTCAACATTCCTAGAAGCTTAAAGATACCGATCTTCTGAGCTAAACCGAGCAGCGCGTTACGAATTCCTTGAACGATTGTATTGGTAATTCCGGATATTACGTTGCCAACAAGACCGCCAAGGAAATCTAGGATTGAATTTACCGACAGAAGACTCGAATTCAAACAGGGAATGGACGACATTCTACCGAGAGGATCTACAGCCTTGACTATATCTAAAACATCGTCGTCGTTCTCTTTATCTGCGGACGCGGTTGTAGGTAGAGTGGCATTGGCCATCTGCGCTTCGACTACGACGGTTATGACCGTTCCTTCGGTTACGTTCGTTGATGTCGCGTCGGTCTGACCGCTGTCAATATCGGAGATAGAAACTCTATTGGTATTCAACGCACTGTATGGATTACTTGGAATACCTTGGCTTGAACTAGGAACGCTACCTGTTGCTGTATTAACAGCAGGAGCGCCGTTGACCGTCTGACCTTGTATAGGATCGCCCGCTCTTCCAACAGTCCCATGAATCACCGGAAGCTGTTGATCGGCATCAATCCATACACCGATGACCTTCGACCCGACAGTCAAACCAACAGGAGCCGTTCCCATTCTTCCGTTAGCGGCGGATGTTACGGGTTGAATTACTTGCGCGAAAGGCAGCGCTGAATCAGGAATGTTAGTCCTGTCATCGTGACGACCATAGATTCTAATACGGACTCGTCCAGCCTGATGCGGATCGTTTACATCAGCGACCTCGGCAATAAACGAGTTAGTCGCGCGACCAAAATTACGTTCTGTCATTGATTATGCCTCCTCAAATCTGCCCTTGAGACCCTCAACGATACATGTGTACCTTGGTCTTTCCTGCGCCATTCCAATCTTATGATGTATTCTAGAGATCAAAAACTTACCCGACATCAATGGGTCTTGTTTCATATTGCCGGTCGTTGCAGATCTGTTTGGTAGAGAACAATTGATAGTGACACCAGCAGTCAGCTGAGTGTCGCCGGGAACTCTTATCTTCAATGCGTTCTGCATAATTTGACCGAGGTAGGATTGGAAATCAGAAGTTGCCTCAGCGATGTAAGTTGCCGCTCTTTGCGAGATATCAACGGGAATGAATGACTGCGGAGGAATTCTAGCATTCAAATATCGATTTGCGAATGCTGTTGATGTTGCTGTCCCGGAACCGCCATCCTTGTAATCTCTATCCGAAGTCTTTACATCGCTTGATTCGAATTCCCATGTAGTGAAGTTGAACGTCGTGATTCTAGTCGTTCCTCCCGGAGAGATTTTATCAATTGACGAGAACTGCTGAGGAATAGAGAATGACAGAATGTTATTGTCTTGTTCAGTACTGAGCGAGTTGATATTAATAGCGCCAGACTGTTTGAACTGTTTCACTGGGTCGGTCGCAAACCTATGCTCAAGCGTGCAGAATCTGAGGATCTGTCTCTCGTTTTCTCTTGCTTCGAAAAACAAGTAAGATGAAGATTTGTTGTCCTCAGCCGATACAGATCTCGACCTCACCATTTTGATAGCATCATACGGGCTTTTGTTAGGAATCAAAATGTCTTGTACGCCTCGCGTCTCTTCAATCTCAAGTCTCTTTTTAGTGAACAGATAACGATCGCAAATATCCTTTACCACATTCGAACAAAGATCGGTGTAGCTCTTTTGCACGTAGTTGGTTTGCGCGTACATGGCTTCTTCCGAAACGCATTTCAACACGTATGTCTTGGCTCTTTGACTTGGTAGCTGTTGTTGATCGCCAAGCTCATATAACGCGAACGTGAATTCGGCAGCTTTCATATTGGGGCTTTTGAATTCAAAACGAACTGTCTCATCGCCAAGCAAACGAAGAGTGCCGATCAAATCCTGTGTATCAAGCACTGTAATATCGCACACTATGCCTGGAGTGAATATGCTCTCATAGATTGACGCGGACACAAACGATCGAGTAAGATTAAGACTGCCTCGCTGAGAAGTCAAAATCAGATTTGATACAAGCGCGTCGCCGATAGACAGATTATTTGCCATACATTATCTCATCAATCTTTTTAATTCAGTCGCTATCTGACCGGAGTACTCGCTCTTCAAGACCTGGATTGACTTGTTGTTTTCATTGATTTCGTTCTCATAATCATACAAGTATACAGGTTCCCAGTAGTTAATCTCCGTCGCCGGTATGTTGCTGATAACTAGAGTGGCGTTTGTGTATACTTGATTCGCCGAAGACTCTCTGCCTCTGACGGTAAACGTAAACGCCCCCGTGTCATCAGTCACGACGCCCGATGTGTGTTGAATAGTCAACGATGTATTGCTCTTGCTGCACACTTGCCCGCCGCCGAGCTTCTCATTGTTTCTGTATACATCGATGATCTCGTCAGCGGTAAAGTTTGCGCCGTTGCAATTGTATCTGACGATGTTATTGGTCGTCTTTTTCCAATCAATCTGTTTTCTTCTGTAGCCCAGCGGAGTCGTTGAGTAGTAGACATCGGAGTATACTGCTTCAAAGAACTTCTTGAGGCTGTCAACGAGCGAATCATATTGCGATTGCGTGATAAGATCCGGGCTTGTATACCAATTGTTTCTGTAATACTTAACCTTAGACATGGCAGACGAATACGATCCGTACTTTTTTACAAGGAAGTCCTTGAATGTCGTCTCGTCAAGATACCAATCGTAATACGGATCAACAACCTTATTTGTCAGACGAAGGATCCAGTCCATGTATTCATCTTTGTAGTAGCGATCAGAGATGTTGTCTGCGCGCTCGCCCTGTTGAATGTCGTACGCGTAGTAAAAGATTGGGCTGTTGTAGACAGAGTTCAACACAACGGCACGCTGAGTGATGTTGCGCGCAATTGTGTTCGCGTAGCTGATGATTTGAAACTTATCGAAGTACTTTTCAGCCATTTTTTAATCTTGTCCCGGAAAACTGGATTCGTTCGTTCTTCTGGCAGCTGCCTGATTCCGCGTTACTCTTGCTGCGTTCGTGGCCAATGCGGCATCGTCATCGAATACATTGGTTGGGTTGTTTGGATCGTAGTCTTTGTTCGTCCAGTATTCGATTTCTTTTAGATTTAAGCTGATAGTTACCGACGCTGGTGCGTTGGTTCTCTTCAAAAAGGACGGCGACGACCCCGATGCGTAGTTGACGCTGAACGACGTAATAACGCAAGGTTTGAATCTGTAGAGGAATTCGCTGCTCGGGAACAAACTTACTATCACCATGCTCGGGAAAGAGAAAAATAAACCAGCGCCATCGCTCACGCCCGGAGACATATGGAATTGAAATGTTCTTATAATGTCTCTGACGATTCTCGATTCATTTTCATCTCGAGGCATAAGTTCCCAAGAAAAGTCATGAGTTTTGAATTCTGGTTTTTCAAACAACACTGTCTGGTACGGATTTACAGCCAATCCCGTGTAAGCTGATACTGCAGGTAAAATACCCGTTCCAGCGTCTGCAGCCTGAGCTGCCATGACCGCAGCGCCAGAGGCGCCAGCCGCCAAAGCTCCGCCAGCGCGATCAACTATTGTACCCAACCCGCCTAGGAAGCCACTACCCGTGGGGCTACTACCGACAATTCCCTCTAATACGCCACCAACCACAGGACTCAGAGTAGGTGTGCCGTATGATACGGACGAGTTGTCTCTAATATTTTTAGGAACGGGTAAACGAACCGTTCCTTGGGACCGCAAGAACGGGCTGTTGGCGATACTTCTCTTTTCATACATTTGAAAATTGAACGACATGTAAAAGTTTCTAATGTTCGGCTGCACGAGATCGGATGGGAACATAAGCTGATTTTGATACGCTCCAGCCATGGTCGAACGTCGACTGTATAGAATTCCGGCATCCACTACAGTGAAAGCTGCGGCGCCAGCAGCAAGTATTCCGAGGCGCGCTGGCGTAGCTGCGCCGGCAATAAAATTGCCCGCCTGTCCGATACCTCTCCCTACAGCCGTTGCTAAATTATTCGCCGCCATACTCTTCCTCTTTATAAATAGTGGTTCATTCTATTTATAATGACGGTGAGAAGATGGCAAAGTACTATCAGGGTTATTTCAAACCGCGCAATCCACAAAAGTATAAGGGCGACCCCACCAACATTGTGTATCGTTCTAGTTGGGAACTGCGCCTGATGTCTTACTTCGATGAACGCGCCGATGTTATTTGGTGGAAGTCGGAAGAGACAATCATACCATATCGTTCCCCGATTGATGGTAAGGTTCACAGATACTTTCCGGATTTTCTTATAAATACAAGGAACAAACAAGGCTTGAATGAGACGCTACTGATTGAAGTCAAACCCCTAGCGCAAACCAAAGAGCCCAAGAAGCAATCAAAGGTCAACAAGAGATACCTGAACGAAGTATTCACCTGGGGAACGAACAGCGCAAAGTGGGCTGCGGCTGAAGAATACTGCAAAGACAAAGGTTGGAAGTTTGTCATCATGACAGAGAAAGACATCTACGGGTAATGGCATCATATATTTTTCAGCAGTTATCGCAAAGAGGAAAAGCCGAAGGAATTGATGATTCAGTTCGGCAGAGGGATGCGCGCACTTGGTTCAGAAATGCCGCTCAGGATGTTACATCAGTCAATCGCAACAGAATGTTAAACGACAAAGAGAATGTCGTAAACACGATTGATGAGAAGTCCATCGGCAAGATGTATACATTCTTCTATGATCCGAAGCACAAAGAGACTTTGCCATACTACGATTTGTTCCCGCTGATCTTCGTCGTGGGTCCAGCTGCGGGCGGCTTCCTGGGAATCAACCTTCACTACTTGCCTCCTGTATTGAGAGCAAAGCTGATGGACTCGCTCTATCAAATCTTAAACAACAACAAATACAATGACACGACGAAGCTCAAGGTGTCGTATCAGGTGTTGAGTTCAGCTTCTAGATTTCGTTACTTCAAACCATGCCTGAAGCATTACCTTTCTGATCATGTCCAAAGCAACTTCCTAAATATTGAGCCGAAGAATTGGGATGCAGCCTTAATGCTACCAACAGAGAAATTCAGGAAAGCGTCCGCAGAAAAAGTCTGGCGCGAATCAAGAGAGATGATCTAATGTTTAACATAGCAAACTTCTCATCTCATATCAACAGATTCGGAACTGTCCAGACTAACAAGTTCATGGTTAGACTTAAGTCTCCCGCAATATTCGGTGCGACTGAAATTAGCCGAATTTACGAATACAGAGCTAGCTCGGTCAGGATTCCTGGCGTCAACTTCGACATGCAGAACACTTTCAGGTATGGCGTCGGACCTCAACAAAAGTTCCCGACCAATGTCAACTTCAACGAAATTAGTATTACGTTTGTAGACACCGAAAGAAATGCTCTTTGGAAGCACTTTACGGTCTGGATGAACGGTATCTTTGATTACACAGGAGCGACCGGCGGAAGTCAAGCCAGTTACAAAGTTGAGTACAAGAAGTACTATGAAACCGAAGTTCAGATCTACGTCTTCGATAACAACGGGAACCTGGTCAACCTGATTAAGTTGAAAGAAGCTTTCCCAACTTCTCTGAGTGACGTGGGATTATCTTGGAGCGAAAATAACAAGCTGTACGAGTTTTCGGTCAGGTTCTCGTTCAAAGAATGGTACTTCGAAAGTTACGGCGTTGGCGCGTTCGAATCTGGGGCTCAAATTGGACCTACAACCTCCGCGCAAGTGATACCTCAGCAAACGGAATCGCCTAGACCGCGAGAGTATTCTAGTTCGACTGAAGCTTCGACTGGCGGAGGTCCTCAATACCCTCAGATATCGAGGGACGCAAGTAACGCTAGACTAGGAAGGCAATCTGCTCCTGGCGGAAGCGGATTGACTTTACAACCGGATCAAACAGTTATAGGTCGCTAATATCAATTTTAAATAATGGAGTTACATAATGCCTTCGCTACCAAAGATCAAACACCCAATCTTTGAATTCGTTGTTCCCTCAACAGGAAAGAAGGAACCTTTCAGACCTTTCCTAGTCAAGGAAGAAAAGATCCTTCTTATGGCAAAGAGTTCGGAAGACTCAGCCGACGTTCTGAGAGCTGTCAAGCAGGTTGTTAACAACTGCGCCTTGAACGACTCTCTTGATGTAGACCGTCTAGCCATATTCGATATTGAGTATTTGTTTATTCAACTGAGGTCAATCTCGGTGAACAACATCGTCAAGTTGTCTTACAGAGACAATGAGGATCAAGAAATCTACGAATTTCAGATCGATCTAAAGGACGTAAAGGTTCAGTTCCCGGAAAAGATTGAAAAGGTCATCAAGATCACAAACGAGATGGGAATTCAGATGCGGTATCCTTCCGCATCCATTTTCAACGATGAAACTTTCATGGCTGCAGGAGATGACGTTTTCTACGAACTCATCATCCGTTGTATTGATAAGATCTACGATGGAGAAGATATATACGATCCTTCCGATTACACTAAGGAAGAAATTGAGGCATTCCTGGATGACTTTGGCGTTGATGTCTTCGAAAAGATTCAACAATTCATGACTAACGTACCCAAGATACTACATAAGTTAGAATACAAAAACAAGAATGGTAATGATAGGGTGATTGAGCTAACTTCGCTCGCTGATTTTTTTACGTTGGTTTGAGCCATAACACGCTAGAGAACTATTATCTTTCGATGTTCTCATTGGTTCAACATCACAAGTATTCGGTCACCGATGTAGAAAACTTAATCCCCTTCGAGAGAGATCTTTTCGTTGAGCTTCTCTTGAACTACCTGAAGGAATTGGAAGATCAGCGCCAACGTTGATCTTCCTTTTTTATTATAAATACGTTGATTGCAGCCTGCAATAATTAACGCCTAGAGCAGAGGAAGCGAAATTGTCTGGCGAAGTCGACTCGGAAATCACAAAGCATCAGCTTGGGATTCAAAACGAAAACTGGATCAAGTCATATTGGCGTCCGTCAATGGGTTGGCTATACATGATCATGTGCGCGTTCGATTTCATTATCTTCCCAATGATGATGATACTGTCTCCTGCAGTCTGCGCAACTATAGGCATCAATATCGCTTATACTCCATGGGCTAGTCTAACTCTTTCTAACGGCGGAATGATTCACGTAGCGTTCGGCGCTATCCTTGGTGTAACTGCTTACACTCGCGGACAAGAAAAAATCGCCGGGAGGTAATAATGGACAGACCGTTACCATCTGCTAATCGTAGAGAACCAGGCGCAGCGAGAAACGCTTTTCGGCAATCGTCGAATCTGGGAACAGCTGCGTTCAATAAGATGTTTCCTGCTCTCGGGAGATTCATGAACAAGCTCGGCGGTTCAAAGCCTGAGCGAGATAGGTTAGATACAGATTCTAGAATAATCAATTCGTCCGTTCATGCGGAGTTGCAGCTGAGTAATGAAAAACTCAGCGCCATATACGACAACCAGACTGAGCTCAACAGGTTACTAGAACAACTACTTGTCGTTTATAAAGGCAGTCAGGCTGGGTCAGCAGCAGCGGTCGGCGGATTCCCGGACCTTGGCGACATTGATTTAGATAGAAGAAACAGACCTCGCCCAAATCAACAAAGATCGGCTAGATCATCTAAATGGAGTCGGTTCGTAGACTTCGTTAAAAGGAGAGCCAATAGACTTTACGCCAGGGTCGCCACTAAGCTAGTAGCGAGTGCATTTTTAGCTACAGTTCCGATAGCAGGTTGGTTGGTAGCTGCAGCTATGTTCGGGTCCGATGCGATGCTGTTGTATCAGCTTTGGAACGAGTTTAATAATCTATCCGAAGATGAGCAAGAGACTGCGGGCGAAGGCGATCCTCTCCCGGAAGACGATACAACAGCTGCTCGTCAACAAGAAGCTGCCAGGGAAAACCTTGGCGACGTCAGCCAGATGGGCGAAACTCAGAATCTGACTGCGGCTGAACAACCGGTGCAAGCCGCTCAAGCGCAACAGTCGGCGCAGCTGAGAGAACAGGCTGGTCTTTCGGAAAATCTTGAAGATCCCAGACGTCAGGATATAATGCAGAGGCTCGCGCAGGCTGAACAAAGACTGCAGAGATCAAATACTCCGCGAAACAGAAACGCAGTCGAAAACGTACGCAACGAATTAACTGCGTACAATGCAAGAAATCCTGTTTCCGTCGCTGATGCATCTAGAATTAGCGCGCCAGTCACGCCGCCTGCGCCAGCTGCGCCAACGGAGGGACCAGCTACGCCAACAGCGCCGCCGTTAGTCGCGCCAACAGCTCTGCCTGCAGCAACACCGACAGCTCCTGTAATGTCGCCAGCACCAGCAACCCCAGCTGCGCCGGCAACGCCAGCGGAAGTCCCAGTTCCTGTCGATGTTCCTCCAATGCCGGTTGGAGAAGGCGAATCAGAACCTTCGGGCGAGATTGAAGTTACTGTAACTGCCCCAAAACCTTCTACGGCTGAGAAAGTTTCTACCGGTCCTAAGGTAATGGACGACCATGTTCATCCCTATCCTACAGAATCGACCTCCGCGCAAAACGTAGAGGATTCTCCGATAAGAGTTGAAGGTAGCAGTTTAGTATACGATTTCGATCAGATTATATACGAAGCTGAAGTAATCGAGTTTGATGGTCAACAACCATCAACGCTCGTGAGTCAGCCAAGTATTTCGTCCACCATACAACCCATGTCAACTGGGAATTCCGCTCATATACACGCGGGCGCAGCTGGATCCGGC